CTGTTAATGTTGCTCCTACACTTACCATCACCAAACACTTCCTTCCCTCACCCTTAAGATCAACAGTTGTTCCAGTTTCTTGAACAAGAGCAGCTCCATCTCCTCTCCTCTTTGCAGAAAGAAGCATCGCTTGAGTTGAATTGTTAAGTAAATCTCTCATGGTTATGGTGTTAATACAGTAAACGCTGAGGCAATAGCAGGCTGTCCATCAAATCTCTTTACAAATCTGAAGGTTGTCTCGTCATATCTGAATCTGTCGTGTATTGAAGAATCAACTTTTAATCCTCCTCTGTCTCCAATGTAGTAGTAGTTCAAATCAGCAAGAATGATATCTCCTTTACTTCCAAGTGCTGGAAGTTTCTCTGTTAGAAGAACAGGTTTACCTTGCAAAATAGGAATAACTTTATCTCTCAAATTCATCATAAACAGAGTTACACCACCTGTGGAATTGTATCCAGTTGCCAAAAGCTGTCCCATTCCTGCTTTGGTAGTCAACCAAACTGCATTCGCATCAGCCCAAGCAGGATGTGCTACATACATTCCAATAATATCTTCAAGTACTATCTTTGAACTTGTATTTCTGCCTACTTGATTTATTCCAGCAGTATTAAGCATTCCCAATGGCTGTAGCATTCCTGTTCCTCTAATAAACCTATAGTCCTCTTCATAAGTGATAACTTCACCAAATAAAGATACTAAATAGTTTGCAAGGTTTATTACAGAATCAGCAAGCAATTCATCAGAAGTTGGACACAGACCAATTAGTTTCTTCACCCTCAGAGTTATCTTACCAAATGCAGGTTCACTCGCTTCCTTTTCAACACTCTCTCCTTTCCAATAAGCAGTTGCTCCACCAAATCTATTTGAAGATTGGTCAAGTTTTGGCAAGGTCAATGTGTCTCTTGCCATTGTAAATACTCTTGCTCTTGGTCTAATGACTGCCTTTTCAGTAGTATATCTAACTACTTCTGCTTGAAACTCTTCTGGGACTAAAAATCCACCAGTTGTGTCATCATCCTCACCCATCGTCTTTACATTTCCTCCTAGCGCCAAAGTCCTTACATTAACAACAAAATCCTCCATCTTCTTGGAGAGCTTCACAAAAGGTCTCTTTGACCTCAGGTAAGGATCAGTTTCCATAACAGATTTCTCGGCAGTAGCTTCTTCTTTATGGAATGCAGGAGACTTCCCGACAGGATTATCATAGATATTCTTGACAGCTATCTCAATTTTCTCTCCAATGAGATCCTCCATTTTCTCCATCGCCTTTGTATCTTCTTCTGGAGTTTCTTCAGGGGTTTCAGGAGTTTCAGGGGTTTCTTCTTTAGGAACTTCTTCTTCACCATCTTTCAAAACATAATCTGCGTCAACTTCTACTATAGTTCCATCTTTCTTTCTTATTTTCCTTTTCATTTTTTTACCTTAGCTTTAATAATAGCTATATCAATGACTTTAGAGGCAATCCGGAGAAGTCGTGATTCAGCCTTCTGGCTGGACTTCTTCTTCAGGCCTCTCAAGACATTTTCAATAGCTTTGTCTGCCAACAGCAAACGGTGTAGTTCGGGATTCCTCCCATCTTTCACCTTCCTGTGGCTGCGACCTTTGTTATCAATTGGGGTGATGTCTTTCTTGGGTTCGGTTGCTTCAAGCAACCCCCTTAGGGCATCAATGGCTTCCCCCATTTGTTTTATACAATTATTCATAAGCTTCCTATTCTTTTCTGAAATAACTCTCCCTTCTTTTATTTCAATCTCTCCTAATAACTTCATTGGATTTCCAGCATCACCTTTTATCTTCCTAATCCTTCTACATTTTTTACATCTCTGTATTGAAATGGTAGCAGTAGTGAATCCTTCTGCTGGATAACTGTGTAAAGTTTCAATCTCTTTGCTACCACATTTACAAGTATCGTAATCTTCCTCACTTTCTTCTTTAATACCCTTTCCTGGTCCCGGTCTTTCTACTCTTCTCATTTCTCCTCCACATTTAGGACACTTTATATCGGCACAATGCTTGTCAGAAGTCATCTTATGTTCACAATCCAAACATTCGCATTCATAAGTTGTTTTCTCTTTTTCACTCGCCGGCTCAAACTTTATCCCCTTGTGATCTGTGCAATGTTTTTTAGCCTCTGATGCTGTCCAAACATCTTTTGCATATCTATATCCTTGCTCTTCCCATTTAGTGCTATCATCTTTTCTCTGACAAGTAAGAATACTATATTTCTTCCCATCACTTGTTCTAGTTGTTCTTTTGCAAGTCTTATAATCTCCTGGTGACTTTAACCGGCAGGAATGCTCATTAGGATAAGGTTTGCCTACTCCTATTTTCTCTTCAAGAGCTTTTGTCATCAGAGCAAGATTCATCTTTCTTGCTGCAACTAAAGCTGTGGGCAATGCTGGAACATCAACCCAAGAAACCTCTAACAGTTCCTGTTTATCAAAATGTTCTCCACCTTTGCTATATTTCTTCCCAGCAATCTCTACAAATCCTTTTTCAATATAAGATCTTAATTCCTCTTCAAATATTTGTCGGTATATTTTCCCTTCAATCTCTATACTCCCCTTTTCCTCATCCTCAACCAATGGCATAAAACCAACACTTTGAGCTCTTAAAAATTGTCCATCAACAAGTGTTTTTAATTCCTGAGCCAATTGGGTCGGGGCAAATATCTGTTTCTGCCATAATTCCTTTTCGTCTTTAAGCCAAGTTTTAGTAGCTTGTCCGACTGGTGGGATTGCTGTTCCAAACATCCCTCCGGACTGATGAGCCCACAGTATAACCGGATTCTTCTTATAGTTGGCGAGATACCATCCTTTAGGGTTTATGGTATCCCCAAGCCGATCAACCTTCCCAGAGGAAACCATAACCTCATAAACATCATTATCACCTTCTTTGCTCGTCTCCTTTATCTCTGCTGGCGCGTATAGCTTTATCATTTTCTTATCTTAGTATTAAAATTATTTATAAATTGTTTCCATTTTTTAGGATTACCCCATTGAGTTGATTCATCAACTGTCATATCTGTTTTGCATTTTAAACAACGATAATGATGCCCAGTTGACATAGAATAATAATCATAATTCTCTTCAACTATATTTCCACACTTTCCACACTTTACTTCAGACTGGGACTTTCCCCAACCAGTTTTTATTATCATTTCTGTTTGTGGAATATTCATATTTAATCTACAACAGGTAACAGAGCACATCTGCAATTGGGTTCTGAAGGATACAATAACCCATTAGAGAATGGCTTCCCCTTCACCACCACCTCGCCATTCATAGCAGCATGCTCATCTCTCGTTCTGTCATCCATTGTTGCCAACCATTCCACTTTCTCTACAACATCAGTTTGTTTATATGCCTCAAGTTCAGCCCCATTGGAAGAACCCAGAACCTCTGTCCTCGCTATCCTCTCAGATTCCCATTTTGTTCTGCTATCAAAAACCTCATTAACTCTCTCTGTAAGTTTAGGTACTCCCTCACCCTCGGCTACTCCCTCTGCCAGTGTCTTCTTGAGATGCTTTCTGGTGGTCTCGTTGACTTGCTCAGCAAAGAGCATCGTCTTGTCATTGATAAACTTCCTGACACCAGTAGTCATTTCAAAGGTGCTTCCTACAAGTGCGGCAGCTCTCTTGCCTCTCTTTTCGGTTATGCTTGTAAAGAACGGAAGCGACACCTTGGCAAAGAGATTCTTTTCCTTGGTCCAGTCAATGTCTCCCACTGCCTTTTTGGGTTTCTTTAATGCGTCAATCACTCGCTTCTGCTGGCTTTTAAATAGCCCCACAACCATTGCCTTAAAGTTCTTCTCGTCTCCAGTAAGAAGTTTGTCATGCTCGTTCCAAAGCTCATTCTTCTTCTCTTTAGTAAAGCTCAACTTCTTTATTATCCTTAGCCGGTCCGAGAATATCTTGACCAGATCCTTCTTCAGCTTCAAGGTTGTCTTGAGCTTTCTCTTGCCAGTCATCACCCGTTTTCTGAGTACCTCATTCTCTTTTTGCTCTTTATATTCATAATATTTCTTAGAATTTATCCCCTTAATCCTAAACATCTTATTCCTATCGCCCTCAGGAACTCCTCCTGCCGGCATTAAAGCTACTGGTAGATAAAAGTCCCAGCCCCCATCCAAAGGTGGAAGCCCCTCTTTATCCCTAACTTCATTGATAACCATCCAGTTATTCTTTAAAGCCATTTCATACTCTTTAGTAATAGCTTCTCTGTTTTCAGGTGTTGGATCTATATAATCAAGATATAAGTTATCGCCGAACTCCGAGACCAGAAACTCGTTCAGCTTCTCATTTATCATCTGGTATCTCGGCTCAACAGTTTCACTTAAGAAGGTATAAATCTGAGCTTCAGCCTCAGCTCTATTCATTCCCATCATTCCTATAATTGACTTTGGAACTCCAAATGCCGCTAGTATCTGATTAGTCGCTGTTTCTGTTAGCTTGCCAAACTCCATATCTCTTATGGTCTGGGTCAACTTCTCCATCTTCGTATCCTCCCCGTGAAGGATGCCGAACCTATGCGACTTCTCAAGCCCCCCGAACTCTGACTG